AAAAAAACGACTCAAAGTCTAAATGAAATGCAGACACAAATACATAAAAACAAAAAACACGCAGCAACGCTGGAACGAACGCAATCGACGCGTAAACCAAAAAACATTACTACATTCAAACAAAGAGGCCTATTTGGCCGACTTTACAAAGCCCTTATAACATGCCCTTACCAGCAATCTTAGCACTAGCAGGAAAAGCAATAGGCACAGCCTTTGCAGCTAAAAACATAGGAACAACAATAGCAGCAGCTAATGCTGGTGCTCAGTTATTAACAAATAGAGCACAAAAAAAGAGTAATTTAGAAATGTATAATACTCAAAGACAAGATGCTTTAGCAGATTGGAATAGACAAAATCAGTATAATAGTCCAGAAGCACAAATGACAAGATTTAAAGAAGCTGGATTAAATCCACATCTTATTTATGGACAAATGACTACTGCTCAACCAATTAAAACACCGGAAGCAAAAGCACCTAATTATGTAGCTCCTCAAGCTAATCCAGATGACTTTAATATATTAGGTAGACAATATGCATTAGAAACTCAACGTTTACAGGCTGAAAATTTAAAAGGTCAGGGTGATTTAATAAAAGCTCAAATATTAAAGACAGAAAGTGAAACCAATTGGAAGAATATATATAGTAATTTCTTTAAACAAACAGAACCTTATAGAGCAGAAGGATTAAATGTTAGTAATTTATTAAAAGGAAGTCAATATAGACAATCAGAAGAAAGAATTACATCTATACAAAAAGAAAGGCAATTAATTGCCCCTAAAATACAAAATTTAATTGCGGGAACGCAATTATCACAACAAAAAAAAGCTGAAAGTGCTCAACAGATTCTTAATATGATTACTGCTAATCAATTATTAGGTCAAAAAGTAATTACACAAGAACAAGAAAATGAATTTATGAAGAAAATTCAAGCTATGGGTATAGTAGGTCAAACAGCAGCATCTATACTGCGAATATTTAAAGGCAAATAATTATTAACAATAAAAACCCTAAAAATGAAAAGACGCATGTCTAAAAAACGAAAAGGCGGATACAGAAAAGTAGCCCGAACTTATTACATTCAACGAGGTGGAACCCGTTTATAAACAATTAAAAACAAAAAACAAACATGAAAAACTTATTCAACAGTATTAAGTTAACAAAGCCACAAAAAAACAGCTTTGATTTATCCCATGATGTTAAGTTATCAACACAAATGGGCCAATTGACACCAATTCTTACATTAGAATGTGTACCAGGCGACAAGTTTAATCTTGGATGCGAAAGTTTAGTAAGATTTGCACCCCTTATTGCACCAGTTATGCATAGAATGGATGTAAGCATGCATTATTTCTTTGTACCTAATCGTATATTATGGTCAAATTGGGAAAAGTTTATAACAGATGCTAATAGTGGAATTGTATATCCATATTTAGAATCAAATAGATTTGAAGCTCAATATGTTGCTCAGTATCCAACATCTGCTAAAACAGCTGATTATTTAGGAGTACCACCACCTCCAAATAATAGTTCAGTAACACAAATTAACGCATTACCATTTGCTGCATATCAGTGTATTTATAATGAATATTATAGAGACCAAAATTTACAAGCACCTGTAAATTATAAATTAAATGATGGTTCAAATAATATTTCCGCAGATAGAACTAGAGAATTAACTAATTTACGTAATAGAGCATGGGAACATGATTATTTTACATCATCATTACCATTTGCACAAAAAGGTGCAGCCGTAGATATACCTATCGGATTAGTAGAGGGTGATTTACCAGTATATTTAAATAGTTCATCTGGAACTTCATTAAATGGTACCCCTAGTAGTGTTAACGTAGCAGCTCAAGGAGGTCGTACCGACGTACCAGCAGATAGTTTATATGCTGACACATCAAATGCAGAAATTGAACCAACAACAATTAATGATTTACGTCGTGCATTTAGATTACAAGAATGGTTAGAGAAAAACGCTCGCGGCGGTACACGTTATATTGAATCTATTTTAAGCCATTTTGGAGTAAGAAGTTCAGATGCTAGATTACAACGCCCTGAGTATATTACAGGTGTAAAAACCCCAGTTGTTATAAGCGAAGTCTTAAATACAACTGGAGAAGACGGAGGTTTACCACAAGGTAATATGGCTGGTCATGCTTTGTCCATTAGTAGTGGTAAAAGTGGCTCATATTTCTGTGAAGAGCACGGTTATATTATCGGCATAATGAGTGTAATGCCTAAAACCGCATACCAGCAAGGAATTCCAAAGACATTCCTTAAAAATGATACATTAGATTATTATTTCCCTTCTTTTGCAAATATTGGAGAACAACCTGTTCAAAAGCAAGAACTATTTGCATATACATCAACAAAAGAAGATACATTTGGATATGTACCTAGATATGCAGAATATAAGTTTATGCCTTCACGTGTAGCTGGAGAATTTAGAACTACATTAGATTATTGGCATTTAGGTCGAATATTTTCGACTGAGCCAAATCTTAACTCAACATTTATTGAGTGTAAACCAGAAGATACTACACGTATTTTTGCTGTAGAAGACGGCACAGACCCTTTATATTGTCATGTATATAACAAAATTCAGGCAGTTAGACCAATGCCTAAATACGGAACACCAAGCTTCTAGTGTCTACACAATGTTTAAACCCTTTCCAGTTAAAAGAGGAAAATGGAGGTCATTATGTACCCTGTTCAAAGTGTTTAAATTGTAAAAGACGTAGAGCTAGTACTTGGTCAGTACGCTTAGTTAAGGAGGGAGAGCGGAGTATATCCGCTCACTTCTTAACATTAACCTACGACACAGAACACGTACCTATAACCAACAAGGGTTATATGACGTTAAAAAAGACAGATATTCAAAAGTTCTTTAAAAGATTACGGAAATGTCATGGAAAAAAACACAAATCTATAAAATATTACGCCGTTGGAGAGTATGGCGGTCAGACATACAGACCACATTACCATATAGTTATATTCAACGCTGATATTAATTATTTCGAGCGTGCCTGGGCATTAGATAATAAAAAAATTGGCGAAATACATGTAGGAACAATAACCGATGCTTCTATCGGTTATACTTTAAAATACATATCAAAAGCTGCCAAAATACCAATGCACCAGAACGATGATAGAAGCAAAGAATTTGCATTAATGAGCAAAGGACTTGGCTCAAATTATATAACCGAAAATACATTAAAATGGCACAAAGCAAACGCAGAAGAACGCGTATACATACCTTTGTTAGATGGAAAAAAAGCCCCAATGGCGAGATATTACAAGCTGAGGATATACGACGAATTCGAGAAGGAACGAATTTCTTATTACTTCCAGAAGAAAGCATCCGAAGCAAAAGATTTATTAGTAGAGGAACATGGCAACAATTTACAATTTTTTAACGAAGAAAAAATTTACGATAGTATTCGTAAATTGAATAAAAAAGAACATTTAAAAATTTAAAAAATGATAAAAACGTATCTTAACAGGGAAGAGCATACTCGCCGTTACGAAGTAAATAACGAACCAAGTGAAACAATACCAGACCAAAGCATGTCTATTCGCACATTGCTTGACCGTTACTCAAGAGGTCTCCCGATTTCGGGAGAAAGAACTCCAATATGGCAACAAGGCGATGATTATAATGACATGCCAGACCCAAGAACATTGGACCTTGCTGAAAGGCAAGAATTTGCTGAACAATATCAGCAAGAATTAAAAAGTTTACAAAAAACTTTGAAATCTGAAAAAAAACATTCAGATTTACAAAAATTATCAGACATTAGCTCTGAGGAACAAAACGGCGTTTTGAGTGAGTTGGACTAAGTCCAACTCGCGCAAAGCGCAAGACAAGCGTAGCGCGTCAGCAAAGCACTAATACTACTTGATATATTAGTGCTAGTTGACACCAAGTCAACGAAAAAAAGTATTTAAGGAGTATAAACCCCCCACCCTAAGAAAAGCAAAGGCGGTGGAAGCTAAAAGGGAGCCAAGGGAAGTAACGAAGTGGATGACCCAAGGCGACCAAAAAGCGAAAACCGACTTGCTTTCAGGGGTTTAGAAAAAAACGACTCAAAGTCTAAATGAAATGCAGACACAAATACATAAAAACAAAAAACACGCAGCAACGCTGGAACGAACGCAATCGACGCGTAAACCAAAAAACATTACTACATTCAAACAAAGAG